TGCAGATGCTATATCTTCTTAGGTCTGCAGATGATAAGTGGGAGATGCCTACACAAGGAGATGACAATGCTTGAACTAGGAACAAGAGTACGTATCATTAGTGACTCAATTGATAACTATGAGTTCTTCTCACTGGGAGCTGAGGGTATTGTTATAGACTACCCATCCTCTCCTGAAGGTGGCTATGAAGTTCGCTTTGACAAGGGGGTATATAACTCAAGAGGATGTTGCATATGGTATGTCCAACCTCAAGACATGGAGGTAGTTGACGATGCTTCTTAAATTACTAAAGGTTGCTATGATTGGTGCACCTGCTTGTGTAATTGCTGGAAGTGGTATGGCTCTGATAGAGTTTGGAGAAGTTTATATAGGTCTTTCACTTGTACTACCTGCTATCTTCTGGGGACTTATCTTTGTCTGTAAGGTGACTGAATGACACAAGGTCACTGGGTAGGGATCAAGGCAGAACCTGATAAGTTCTTTGGGTTCCTGTACTGTATCACTCACAAGAAAAGCAAGAAGAGATACATTGGAAAAAAACAATACTATACAGCTAAGCAAAATGTAAAGGGGTGCAGGAGTAAGATAACAGATAGACAATCTCCTAAGTGGAAGTCATGCTGTTGGCAGGAGAGTGACTGGAAAACCTATAGTGGTTCCTCTAAGTCTCTTACTAAGTTCATAAGAGATAATCCTGATGACATCTTTGAATACAAGATCATTCGTCAATGTCGTAGCAGAGGTACTCTCCACTATGGTGAGTTAAAAGAACTATGGAAGAGAGATGTCCTAGCTGCTGAGTTCAATGATGGTACACCTATGTACTTCAACCTATCAATTGGGGCTATTAAGTTTAGACCACCTAGGATATATAAGGAGGAATAAAGAATGGAGAACATCTGGCAGTACCTTGGATTCAAAGACCCCGTGAGAGAAGAGAAGAAGACAGTACACCTTGCACTTGAGTCAGAGAAGCTTAACCCTACACAAAGAAACAGAATGCAGAAGGCAGGGTATCTTTCTGAGAAGCTTGATGGTGTCTATGCTCTGGTTACATTTGTTAATGGAGAAGTAAGACATTGGGGGAGATCAGGTAAAGCTCTTAGTAATTGTGAAGGACTTGACCTTAAGATTGAGGTGAAGCTCAATGGTGTTGCTGAGGGGTTAGTGTTCATCTCTGAAATTACATCTCTTGACCCTCTTGCTAAGCTTAGTGGGTACCTTACACCTTCAAGGGTTAAGCAAGGTACCTTCAAGCCTACTAGTATGAAAGATAACTTCCATGATCTTCTTACACTAGAGGAGTTCATTCAAGGTGTGAGTCCAAGGTCCTTTGGTAACAGACAGTGGAATCTAAGGAACATGTACCCTTATACTGTTGAACAATACAAACTTACTTTTGATGATGCTAGGGATGTCTCTAGGGAGATGATAGCAGATGGTCTTGAGGGTGGTGTCTATGCACAGGATGTTCCATGGATTGCTGGCAAAAGAGATGAATCTTTAATCAAGTTCAAAGAGAAGTTAAGTTTTGATCTAGTTGTAGTAGAGGGACTACCTGGTAAAAAAGGTTCTAAGTATGAGCATACCTTAGGGAAGTTAGTGGTTCTCTTTAAGGCATTTGGTAAGCAGGATGGTGACTCTCTAGAGATACCTATTAGTGGGATGAGTGATAGTGAGCGAGACCTCTGGTGGAAAGACCCCTCTTCTATCTTAGGTAAGATTGTAAAGGTGGATGCTAAGAGTTACACAGAGAATGGGAACCTGAGAGAGCCAAGGTTCAAAGAGGTACGAGAAGATAAATCAACAGGAGACTTTGAATGAGTAGAAAGAACAAGAAATATATTGGACTTCCCAAAGGTGTATACAAAACTAAGTCAGGTTACAAAGCAGAGAAACATATCAACAATAAGACAGAGTACTTTGGATGTGCTAGGAGTCCCGAAGAAGCAGAATATAAACTGTATCAGGGATACTACAATCATCATTGGAAGAATATGGGAGATACCTCTAAGTACTGGGGCTTCATCTATCTGATTACCAATAAGAAGACAGGTAAACGTTATGTAGGTCAGAAGGTCCTTCAGTGGTGGGATGGGCCACGGGGTGGGTATAAGTGCTATGACAAAGGGAGTGAGTGGTATGATCCTAAAGCATGGAAGGAGAGTGACTGGAGATACTATACCTCTTCTTCTATCCCTTTGAATGAAGAGATAGCACGTGGTAACATATGGGATTACTCTTATGAAGTAGTCAAGATGTGTAAGGATAGACTTGATCTACACCTGTCTGAAATCTTCTTTATGATGGATCATGATGTCCTTAATGCTAGAGATCAGGATGGTGAGTATCTCTGGTACAATGAAAACATTGCCTCTGTAGAGTTCCGCCCTCCCTTTAATAAGGAGCAAGCAAGAGACCTCTCTCTAGAGACACAAGAGAAGATGAGAAACTACTACCTGAAACCACAGGTAGATGCACAAGGTAATGTAGTTCCTTTTGAAAACCAAACAGGAGGATTTCAAGATGTCCGATAATCAAGTAGTGTGTAGCAATTGTCACCGTATCTATGACTCTTCTCGATTGGAAGAGTGTCCTGAGTGTTCAAGCAGAGAGCATATGGATATTACCTTGATGAACAATGAACCCTTTAAGCCAGAGGGATACAAGGCAGGTATAGAGGAGCTCATTCCTCAGGTACTAGAAGAAGAGCCTATCAAGTGGTTCCAGTGTCAGAGTCCTACACGACCTGTCTCTCCAGTAGAAGATAAGCCTCTTGACCAGAAGCATGATGAAGGGCGGCCAGCAGTAGGTCAGATGATGGCTGACTTTCCAAGGGCACTCCTTATGTTAGCTAAGCTTACCTCTTATGGAATTAAAGAAGGTAAAGCAGCAGGTGAATGGAAGAACATACCTAATGCTAAGATACGGTTTGAGAATGCTCTTGGTAGACACAACCTTGAGATGCACATCCACAGTAGGGATCAGGACAGTATGTACCTCCATGCAAGCCACCGAGCCTGGAATGCTATGGCAGTACTAGAGCTTATTCTTATGGAACAAGAGGATGACAACTTTGAGAACATGTAACTTTGAGACTATCAGCCTGAAGATAGTGGGGGAGGACATCAAAATAGTGGTGAAGTCCCCCACCTCCGAATGGGTAGAGGTCAACCTGATGATTGACGAGTTGATGATCTTCCTTACAGAGTGCGGTAATGCCATGGAAGAGGCTAAAGGAGCTGAGAGTGCTGCTAAGATCCGAAGAGAACTAGAGAGGATTAGACGATGCGGATAAAACTGGATGAAGGTGCAAAGGCCCCTACTAAGGGGACTGAAGGTAGTGCGTGTTATGATCTCTACAGTAATGAAGAGGTTGTTATAAAGACAGGACATGTAGGTATGATAGGTACAGGGGTTTTTATGGAGATACCTCGTGGATACTGTGGGATTATTTCGCACCGTAGTAGTATGAACAAGAGAGGGGTTATAGAATATGGTACAATAGATAGTGATTATAGAGGAGAGGTTAAAGGTCTTGTGTTTAATGGTGGGTGTATCCCCTATGTCTGCCGAAGAGGAGAACGTATTGGTCAGATAAGATTCTGCAAGACAGAGACTACAGACTTTGAAGTAGTAGAAGAGCTTACTAAGACACAGCGTGATGGTGGCTTTGGGAGCACTGGCATATAACACAGGAGATAATATGATTAAATACAAAGGGTATACTATTCAGAAGCAAGCTGATATGAACTGGACTCTTACCAGAGAAGATACCAAAGTTCCTATGAAGGACATTCTTAATGTCAAGACACAGGAAGTAATACATCCCCAAGGACAGGAGTACAAAGTAAATACTACGCTTGGCTTCTACACTGATGTTGGTAGTGCCTTAAGTGGCCTCATTAAGAATTATGCCGGTACAGGTTGCAACAGTATCCAAGATCTTGCAGATCAGATCAAAGAGATTAAAGCTGACCTTAGGGGACTTGTCCATATGGAGATGGGTGATGAAGCA